GTGTATAATAATCTATTTTATCTATCTCATTTTCAATTACTTCTAGTTGTCTCATATCTATCATCCTTTAGTATAAAACCAAATATAGTTTATTCAACTTATCAAGTTTCTATCAGGTTTCTATCCATGAAATCTAACCTATGATTATAAGTTTAAATTTCTAATTCTTTTTGTTTTTGATTCTCCTCCCTTAATTTAGTAAGCCTTTCTATCTGAGCATCCAACTCACTATCAGTCATTTTCAGACTTGATACAAGGTTCTCAGCTGACGTCTGACTTACCATAACTTTCCATGAGATGTCTTTTTGATGATATACTTCAAGCATCTCTTCTTCAGTCAACTTTTTCATACTCGGCCTTGCGCTAACCTTCATAGCATCCCATGCCTTTTTACACAGTATACTCACAGGCATTCCATCACAGTTAACATTCGGGCACACTGCCGGGTTGCAATCCTCACTCAATCTCACGTTAAAGTGATAACTCAAAGTCAACCCTTCTATCTTTCCATCTATAATCCTAACGTTCTCAAAATCATTAACTTTCCGATTCATAGTTTCCTCCCATTATAACTCCAAAGGGCTAGATTCCATGAATAGAAACCTGATAATCCTTACCTAACATTCTAGGGCTATAATTAACCTAGGTTTGTTTAGTTTAATCCTTCTAAAGGTTTTCTAAAACTTCTTCACTTAAAATTTTTCTCAAATCTCTAGCACTCTTAATTTGATATTCTAAAGTGTTTTGAAATTGCCTATATTTATCCTCAAACTGATCCTCTTCCAAACAAAACCTAACATTCATCAACTCATCTAGCATCTGTCTTATAGTCATAATTATCCTTTTCCTTTCTTCCCTAACCTAGGCTAACTATAACCCTAGAACTATCCCAATCTCAACTGGAATGTGATTTTTTTGCTCTTTTTCAGCTTTAGAACATTCCAATCTCAACTGGAAACCTATTTTTAACTGGATCCCATCTAGTTGGTCACGTCATCACGATCTAGCCCCATGTTAGCATGGAACCTAGTGTCCGGCGCCCTTCCCTAGATTATAGGCAAACCATTTAATCACCTCGCAGGATGATATTTATCAATGAACATCTGTTTTTCAATTACCTCCATCATAACATATTGGTTCAGTTTGTCAAACTAGCGGGGGGAGGTGGTTGGGTTCTAGTGTGCTTTAAAAATGTTTAGAAAGGCCACAGGTAGAAACAAAAGGGGGAAATGGGAAGATAAAAATTCATACTAGGCAGGTTCACAAAATTTCCAAAATTTTCAAAATTTCCACTTTCACTTTCAGAATTTTATTTTTTAGAATTTCATCTTTTCCAGTTGAGGAAGAATGTTGAGAGAGATTGAGCTCTTCGTTTGAATTTTGAACAAAGAGGAGGGAGAAGAATGGTTTCACCAAATCCTCTTTCCATTATTAGTTCAAATCTCTCTTCGTTTGAAATTCAAACATAGAGGTTTAAAATGTGTCATATCGCATATAACCCGTTCATTATTCAACCCATACAATGGCATTCATAAATTTTAAACGTCCAATGTACCCACCAATATGATCGTGTATGACCGTATATGACCCGACATTCGAATCAATAATATAATCCCCATTTCATTCCACTGGTTATCCAGAAAATCCTACTAACCATTAGTAAATATATTAAGCAATCTGATATCTACTTGACAACTATCTTCTTATCATATATAATAAAATTATGAAACTTCAACATAAATATTATGATTTTAAATCTGATTATCATGGAGAGCGAAAAGTACCTCCTCCCATGTTTAGAAATAAATATTATTCAATAGAAGCTATGAATATTCGTCACCATGAGATAGCTCGATTATTGGTTCTAGGATGTCCAGTTCCACATATCTGTGCTAGGTTAGAGATAGGAAAAAGTCAAGTTTATAACGTAGCAAATTCTCCTATTGTGAAAGAACAAATGGCTTATCTTTCTGGAAATCGGGATGCTGAAACTGTTAAAATTTCAGATCAAATCAATGCTGCTTTGCCAGATTGTGTTCAGTATATTACAGATACTATTGGAGATCCAAACGTTTCTGCTTCTTTAAAAAGTAAGAATGCTTTCGGGCTTTTGGCTATTGGAGGTTATTCTCCTCAGAAGAATGTAAATGTTAGATCAGTTCATGCAATTTTAACTCCTGGAGATATATCTGAAATCAGAGAACAAGCGGAAAGAATAGGAATTGTTGATGCTGAGTATTCAGAGGATGAAAACTAATGGATAGTGATATTAGAGATATTTTAGTTCGATGTGCAAGAAGTACTCGTTTCCATTCTCAGTTCTTTTTTCCTGAAATTTTTCGTATTCCTTTCCATGAGCTTCACGATGAGATTCTTGGGGAGATAGATTCAGGGAAAGATAAAGTAGTGATTGCGGCTCCTAGGGGAATTGGAAAGACTTCTATTATGCTCTATGGTTTGGCCAGTCGCCATATTCTCTTTGAAAGTAAGAAATTTATTATTTATCTCTCAAATAGTGCCGAAAATGCTTGTCTTCAAACAGATTCTCTCAAACATGAACTTCTCAGTAACTCTTTGATAAGAAAATTCTTTGGAAGTATTAAGACAAAACGAATTGAGAGTGAATATGAAGAACAGTTTTCAAAGAAGGCTTGGGTGACTTCTGGTGGAACGTTGATCTTGCCTAGAGGAAGTGGCCAGCAGATTCGTGGATTGCTCTATCATGGCCGACGTCCTGATTTGATTATTATAGATGATTATGAAGATAAAGATGAGATCACTAATGAGCATATTAGGAAGAAAATCAAAGAGCGCTTTTTTTCAGATGTTATGAAATGTATCTCACGTTATGATAAAGATTATCAGTTTGTTTATATTGATACTCTTAAACATGAAGATGCTTTACTTCAAGATCTCTTGGAAGCTAGTGATTGGAGGGGAATTACTCAAAGTGTTTGTGATGATGATTATAATTCTAATGCTCCAAGTTTTATGACCACTGAAGAAATTAAAGCTGAGGTTGCTGAGCATAAAGAAAAAGGTATGTTAGATGTTTTCTATCGGGAAATGAGGAATATTCCTGTTGCAAGTTCAAATGCAGTTTTCCGAACAGAATATTTTCGCTATTATCAAGAAGGGCCGAAACAACTCAAAGTTTGGATAGAACCTAAAACAGCGGAATCTGAAGGAATTTCTGAATCAGTGGAGATTGAAGATTTGATTAACTTTGTAATCATTGATCCTGCAAAAGAGGTTCAGATTCATAATGCTGATACTGCGATAGTTGGAGTAGGGATTCACAGGACATCTCAGAAGATATTCATTCGAGATATTGTAGCGGGAAAGATGTATCCTGATGATATTTATAAAGAAGCTTTTCAAATGATCTTTCGGTTGAAGGCAGTTGTTCTTGCAGTGGAAGTAACTTCTCTTCATCAATTTATCTCACAGCCTTTTCAGAATGCTATGAGAGTTCAGAATGTCTTTGCCCAGTATCATGAACTTAAGGCAGTCGGATCTAAGGAGGAGCGAATATCTAGTATGGCTCCTTATTATCGCCAACAGCAAGTGTTTCATAATAAGATGGTTTGCGGGAAACTCGAAGGACAGTTAACAGGCTTTCCTCGTTCTAAACTCCTGGATATTATGGATGCAGTTGGTTATATTCCTAAGATGATGGATGATTTTAAGATGTATTTTGATCCAAATTATGAGGATAATGCTGGGACAGATGAATTTGGGGATCTGATTTATGATAAACCTCTGAATTTTCGGAAGAGGGCTGTTTAACTTCGTTTGAAAATCGAACATAGAAGGAAATATGATAATTAAACATAGAGGAATAGGTGAAAGATGTTTTTCAAAAAAGATGATGATAGGAAGATAACCAAACTCCCTGCTCAGGCTTGGACTAGTGATGGAAGTGGTGATGCAACTATAACCATGGCCGACTATGCTGGGTATGAGATTGTAGCGGTGCAGACAGTTCCAGGAAAGAATGGGGATTTGGCCACTGACTTGCCCACAGCTGCTTATGATGTGACCTTGATAGATGCGTATAGTTTTGACTGGTTTTACTCTGAGGGGATTGATAGAAGTGGAACAGTTGCAGAGGCCTTTTGTAAAAATGGCAGAATTCCTTTCCCTGATGCTCCTGTCATCCTGACCATTGCTAATGCAGGAGCCACTAAACAAGGAATAGTTAATATCTGGATAGCTTAGGAAAAGATTATGGGAACTTTTAGTAATAGTCCTTATAGATGTTGCCCGACAGTAATAGCTTCTGATCTTCTTGGTCAGGTCAATGACTGGACAGAGATTCAGACCTTCAAGAAAGGTGTTAATCTTGCTGGGATAGTGGCTCCACCTAGTAGTGTTGAGGGCCAGATCTATCATTATAATAAGCGCTTTTATTTGGATTCAGCTAATCGGAGAGTAATTTCTCGATCTAGTAATGTTATAATCACTCCTGTGACAGTTGCAAATACTACTGTTGAAACACAACTTTGGGAAGGAACTGTTCTGTCTAATACTCTTGTCCCTGGAAAAGTCTACAAAGCTTGGGCATTAGGAAAGTTTTCAACTGCAAATGCTTCTGCTGAACTCACCATCAGAACAAAACTGAATGATGTTGAAATGGCTTCTATAATATCTTCTTTGGGTAAAGTAACTGATGTGGCAGGATTTGCACGAGCATTCATAACAATCAGAACAATAGGTGAGAGTGGAACAGTTACTTGTTTTAGTAGTTTTCAGCTTGATCAAGAATCTTTTATTGCCGATAATAGTTCTATCGTCCTGGATTCTACTGTGGGAAATAATGTAGAAATCACAGCTCAGTGGAATGCTGCTAATGCTGGGAATTCTGTTACTATCGATCAGGGATTTCTTGAGGCTCTGAATTAAACTATGTTCAATTTTCAAACGAAGGTAAACCATTATGGCTTATGCTAATTTAGTTGGAATAGCCTGTGCAGATAAAACAGAGTTCTTCTGTCGGATGAGGGATTTTATCTGTAAACGAAATGGCACTTATGATTATTCTGCAACAGGCATTGGATGGACTCTTCATGATTCCAGTTATGCAGCGGATGAAGATAATCCTGCGAATAATGATTGGTATGTGATATATAGTCCTGGTGAAGGCGGCAAAGATGATCTTTATATGAAGATTGTTATGATTGCTGCTAATATCTATATCAATGGTTACCAGGCATGGGATGCGACTGCTCATACAGGTGGAAATAGATATGTGACAAGTACAACTAACTTTAATGTTGCTGCGACAGATGTCCCTACTCTTTATGTCTATGGAGATTTAGATGGGATTTTATGTGCAAAATATTTATCTGGAGGCACTGATCTAAGACAAATCTCTTTTGGATTATCTAATCCTCCATGGGATTATATTAAAGGAACAATTGCTACTTGTTCATCTACTCTATCATCAGGTAGTGATGTTTCAATAACAGTTGATACTGCTCCGGCAGAATGGGCAGTTGGACGAGAGATTTTTATCCGAACCACTCATAATGATGCAACTGCTACAGTTAAGACTGAAAAGATTACAATTAAAACTATTGCAGGTAATACTATAACGGCAGATTTAACTAATAGTTATACAACGGGTTCTTGTCTGTCTGATCATGTAGGCTATTTTTGTGGGAGTA